ATGTGATATCTCTCATAGATTTGTCCTCTTTTCTTTATGATATGAAAAAATATGAAATTTTGTTTTCCGGGGTATCTTGCAAAGATTTTTCGCATATGCTATAATGCCGATAGGCAAAAAGATATCAGTATCCACGATGATACAAAACGAAAGCCCCTGAGTGGTCGAGACTCAGGGGCTTTCTTCCTGTTTTGAACAGTCAGGCATCTGCAGGCTGGTTACCGTTTACTTATCGTCATCCAACCATTTGATGATGTAGTGGCAGGCTACACCAGCCGCGACGGCGATAATAAAAGATATCAAGTATTCCACGATGGCACCTCCTTCCTGTCACCAGTTTCGGAGGCGGTAACTCTGACATTATAGCATATAAATTTCTTTCATTCTACCGACTTTCGTCGATTTTCCCCTCTTGTTGCAATGCCGTAACGGCAGCCATCACCCGGGCTGCCGCGGAAGATAGGTGGATCACCTCCTCTTAGGCCTTGGATACCTGCTTAAGCACCTGATTAGCTCCGGTTGCTGCAAGGCCGGATGTAATACCGATTGCAGCCGCATTAATCACATCGCCTGCCGGGAAATCCGGCATCAGATACATGCCTGCTACTCCCAGGATGCCACCGGTCACACCGCATACAACCGGAATAAGCTCATCCTTAACCTTTTCGGACGCTTTACATCCCACGCCTGCCAGATAACAAATAGCAGTGATAGCTGCTACACTCGCAATTCCAAGTTCCATTCTTATCCCTCGCTTTCTGCTGGACCATACGGCATGGCTAGACTTCGGTGATACAGTTCCTCTCCGGTACCATTACCGCCCAATGCCTTGTATGGCCGAAACAAATACTCTAAATTATCGCGATCATCTAAACCGCAATACCCTCGCTGCAGATAATACTGACAAGCCTGGTACAAGCGGTCGTGAAGCAAGGCAAGAACTGCCTCGTTGATAGCCTTAGTTCTTACCCGTTCTTCCTTGAGTTGCTTTGACAATTCGCGATAGGCCACACCGAGCGCGCCAGATATAGCTGCAAAAAGCCATGCTGCCCGGTGTGTGGCTACGTACTGCATAATTAACTCCATGTCCTTACTCCTCGATCAGTTCTTCGCACTCCAGGTCAATCAGGATCTGTTTAACCTGCGGTTTGATTTTGTCCGGGACCTGCGCATATGTCTTTTTGCCCTTAACAATTAAAGTTGCATAAATAACTGCCATATCGTTCACCTCCTTCCTCAGTACTAAAAAAAGCAGCAGCCTAAGCATTTAACAGTGCCTCGACTTCTGCTCTGAGTTTCTCTGGTACATCATCGATTGTTTTCCGACCTTTGCGAATAAGATCCGCATACACCATTGCCATTACACCTCACCTCCTTCTTTCGCTGTCAGTGCTTCGTATACTTCACAGATGGCTAACTGTGTGTTGGTAACCTCGTCTTCTAGTTCGAGCTTACTCTCATACTGCTCACAAAGAGCCATCTGAGTTTCAGTCAACTGAGAATCAAGTTTCTCGATGGTGGCATTTGCCTCTTTTAAATCTTTCTGTAATCTTCCGATGTCCGACTCCGGGACATAATCGAATACAGGTTTTGGGTTCTTTGCATCTGTCACATCAATGTGATTCAGCACTGCTCCATCTGGGATATCAACGAAAATCGCAGTCAAACCCTGTGGAACGGTTGTCTCACCGTATGAGATGTTCCAAATACGCCCTGTTGCGTCATAAATAACTAATGCGTTCATTTGTGTACTCCTTTCTATATATTCGATAATTTGACATTTTTCCAAACTCCATTGGAGCCAACATTTGTGGGCTCAAATACGAAGTATATATAGTACATTCCCTTTAAACTCGTTACGTCTGAAATTAAGGTCGCATAGCGGCTGCCACTTGCGATTGCACTATGTGCTACGAGCCCCCCATAATTAGGATTTGTGGAAACTGCCATTGTTAACTTGGAGTCAGCGTTGTTATAGCGTCCTCCTCTACATTCTGCTTTTAGGTACTTATACGGTGTTAAATTAAAAGCATTGTTGCTTCTGATGTAAGTTGTGGCTCTTGTATTGTTTATTGCGTAGTCACCATTATTCTTATCGTGCGTAATGTTAGCTGAGCTATTGTTCGATGAAAAACCGCCACTATTGTCACTTGCTAAACCAAGTACCACACTAGGGGAACTAAGAAATTGCTCAGCCGTTCCCTTCACCGTTTTGCCGTAAATAGTGACAGATTTTCCAGATATGATGCAATCCGCCGACGGCAATGAAAATGCCGGAATGACGATATCACTAGTCATTTTCTTCTCAGCACAAGAAATTCTCTGCTGACTGGTTGACGGGGTATAAGTTCCACCGCTCATGGTCTGCATCGTACCGGACAAAGGATTTCCGTCTTTATCGACAATCACTTTCCCGGCTAATACATCCTTTGCTTCCGCGGTCACAACGTCCAGATCTGCTCCGCCGCCTCCACCGGGCATCCAGATTCTTCCCATTGACTACACCCCCTTGAGTCCGATTATAATATCGGTAGTCGGTTTCTTATATACCTTGAAAGTGACACTGCCGTCAGCTGTTGTACCAGTCCCAGAAGTAATAATTCCATATGCTTTGCTGTAGGCTTTCTGCACTTCCTCAGATGCCCCGTCTTCCAACATGCTTACTACGGTAGGGGAATCGTCAGCCTTAACCCCTTCTACCGCTACCGTCTGGGCATAAGGGGCAGAATTCCCCGTCCACCCGGTAGCGGTCAGTGTTACTGGTGTAACGTGATTTATCTGATTGATGGCAGCGTTTGTGGTGTTGATGTCCATTGCCGCAAACCGATCCCCTTCCTGTGTGTATTTAGTTGTGTCAAGTATTCCAGAGCTTCCGTCTGCATTCTGGATAATGCGGTATGTCTTCGAACCCTCGTATATCGGATCTTTATAATCCTCTTTCAATTGCATCTAATTCGCCTCCATTCAGTGTAAAATTCAGATATCTTCTTCCGTTTATCGCCCCCTGGATATTGCTATAAATCAATCCGCAGGCCTCTTCAATTCGGTTTAATTCCTTCCAGTCTATAAATGGCTGGTTATCATAGAACGTTTTTCGTTCTCCGGTCTCAAACGGGAATGTTCCCGAACAGATATTGTCGATGTTCGACTCAAATCGGTTGATTTCATCTGCATAAAAGCCATAATCCGCATAGGTTTTATCTTCACCCATCTCCTCGAATCGGAAATCCGACCAGAGGGAAAGTGCCTGCTGCCGGATCTCGTTCAGATTTCCCTTTATGCGGTTATAGTCCCCGATATTAAAGAAATCCTCCCGTTTCCAGTTTGTTTTTGGTTCTACCCACATGAGTCATATCCCTCCTTGCTTTTATAGTCCCGGACAGAGCTCCATTAAACTTAAGAGTGTGTTCATAAATCCTTAGCAGTAAATCCGGAACATATTTATTTTCAAGAAATGCGATATCATTCGCATCAATCCTGGGCTCTCCCCGATATGTCAGATCGTATTCTCTATCGGAACGGAGATAGTCTCCGATCCACTCTGCCAAATCAGCGGCCAGAGCACTGCTTGACACCAGTGGATTTTCCCACACCTCAACTGTACCGGATACGTTTAATTCTTTTCTCGTGACCGTCTGCGTCGTGCTGAATTCAGATCCAGTCACTACAACCTCTGTTCCGGATGCAGCTTCAACTGTCACATAATATGCACTACTATCAATGATCGGGATCGAAACACCGTCCGCTGTCTCCGCTGCATACCCATGTGATGGTGTATTCAGATAAAATGTATGTCTGCTTTCGCCATCCGGAACCATTTCTTTTGCCAGCTGACGTAATTCTGTTCCTTCCGTGTAAATCGTTCTGACCACCTGCAGCTCTTTCACTTTAGACAGCTGCGTTCCTTTTGGGGTTTTGGTCAGCTCTGAACCATATGAAAGTTCATAATCAGTGCTGTCTCCAAAAGCGACTCTCTGAAGCGAAACTCTTGCTTGGGGAGCTCCTTCCAAAAACTCCATTTCAAGGCGATTCATCTCTGGGAATTCATGACTGAGCACAAAAATATCTGAGCTGATATCTGTTGCAAAGTCTTCCTGCAGCTCACCGCCCAGGTAGCTGTGAAATATCATTTTCAGCGGATGGTTACGGCCAAATTCTAATGTGATTCCAAAGCATTTATAGGATGATTCCATATCAATCCACACCTTTGGAGGCTCTTCATATATTCCATCCTCATCAGACACGCAATCAGACACATATCCGACTTCCAGAAAATCTCCGGACCTCGGAAGGAAAAACTGAGTTGCTGATACATCTGTATGATCTTTTTCTGTCGTCGCATATACCTGCTTATCGGTCTTCTCGAGTATAGATGCCACTCTCGAAAAATAAGTCTCATCGGAAGAACCTGCCTCCATATCTGGGATAAAACTAGATTTCATGACAATATTTCCGCTTCGGTTTTGATATAAGATGCACCTTCCGGCATTCGCAATCAACTGCAGTGCTTCCCGATGCGAGACTACCGGCATCGGGTTATACACTTTTACATTCTTCAGATAATCGTCCAGCCAGTATTCTCTTGAATCAACTCCTGCATCATTCAAAACATCCACCGCCAGGTCGTAAAGACTGATTCCCTCCGAACTGTACTTTCCCCGTCTATAGAGTTCTCCCAGATCCTCAAATCTATCAGAGGCTGAGAAACTCATTTCGTCATCATCCGCTGACCACTCACGCAAAAACGCCCTGGCTCCCGGAATCCATTCAATTCTTTTATCGTCTAATTCCTGGCCATACAGTATTTCCACTGCCTGCCCAGGTTCCAAAAAGTTCAGTGTACTCTCTGCGTTTTCCACATCATAGGCCCGGTCCTTGTTCTCAATCGTAAGCTGAAAATCTAACGTAGGAAGTTCTTCTGATATAGGCGAGATGTGTTCTTTCTTACTGGCGGTCTTTATTTTTTTATTATCGAAATAAATACCTATTCCCATTGTAATCTGGTGAATCCGAAGTCTCCCTTGTCCATTTACCATTCGCTTAGGAACGAAGCGAAGGAATGTTGCATCTGAAAAAATCTCATCTGTTATAAAGACAACGTCGGAGTTATTTTGTATATTCACAGTTCCGGAATCAGACTCGATGGAAAAATCAACCGGATAAGCTTTCCCAAAATCTACAGTCAACCCCTTTATGTCATAAGCAACCGGAAATCTTATCTCTACCGCTCCTAGCGGTTGATCCGTAACAATTCCGGCATTTAAGACTACGTCCTCCCGTTTTCTTGGAAGGAAATATACAGTTCCGTCTGCAGGTGTATAGTCCTGGTCACATACCGCATACAGCTCCTCCACCTTGTAATTATCAAGCGGTCTCTTTAAGTCGCTATAATATGCATAGTTTCCGGATTCAAGAACACTTGCAGATGCCTGGGCCTCCTGGTTTACCACACCGATGGTCACGCGAAGCAGATTTAAGCCGTCACGATACTTCTGACGCATCTCCTTTTTATATTCTGCACTTGCTGAATACACTACTCCATCACCCCGCAATCTATCAGGTTCACTTTGCAGTCTTTATACATAGTTGGAAGTCCATTTTTGTCAAACCCTACCGGAGTTGCCGTTCGGTTTCCTGGATACATCCGGATGGTCTTCCAGGTATTGTTCACCATATCCGGAATTCTTGCCGTTACCACGAACTTTTCAAACTCCTTCAGTATCTCGGACCACGTATCCGCAGGCAGGATTTTCCATTGCATACCGTCGATTTTATACTGATCTCGCCCGACCCGCTGACCCACAAACTCGCCCAGGGCATTCTTTCCATCCGAGACATTCGTTGCCACTACAAAGCCCGCTCCGATATCAGGGGCGGGAAATTCCCGCCCGTTAATTGTGATTACAGCCATCTTCCCACCTCCTTACGTGGTCCGAAGTGTATATCCGGATCTCTTTTCCAATTCTGTCAGTTTCTTCCGGATCTCCCGGATATCGATATTAACCGTCAAATCCATACTCTCAATCAGGTGGATAATCTGTTTCAGCAAGTCAATCATGGTGGACAGGTACTGTGCATTCATGTCAGGTTCTTTTGAAGCAAGGGCAGATGCTCTCGAAGCTATATCCAGAATGCGTTCCTCCTGACTGTATGGTGCACTGCCGACAGAGGCCAGGGGCGGAGCTGCATTCCTTGCCACCTGGGCCACTGTATTTACAAGAGGCGCAAGACAGGAACTCATGCCGTGCTGGACAGCCTGGGTAATACCCTGGGTGATCTGTTGGTTGTTCGCAACCGCAGCTCTTCCGCCCCAGGTTCCAACCATTTCAGGGCCATTTTCATTTGCAATAAAGAGATTTCCTGATTTCGGGAAACCACCGCTCGCATGAGCCCTGATTTCTTTTGCGGGTCCGGTGGCAGCGCTCGACTTTTTCCTCTTTTTCGAAGAACCCTTTTCATCGTCGTCATCATCGTCGGCTTCTTTTGACTTCTTGAAGATGTTCTTCACAGTATTGCAAACACTATCCCAGATCTCTGTGACATATTGAACGATTCCGCTAAGCCATGAAGTAATTTCTTCCCACACGTCCTTCAAACCATCCCAGAGTTTATTCATGACACCCTTGCCGACCTCAACCATTTCCTCGATATTGAAAACGGCTTTGATTTTCTGCCAGATGTCGGAAAACCACTCGTGGATAGCATTCCACTTTTCTTCGATTGTTGCCTTTACCGCATCCCAGATTTCCGAAAGCTTATCCCTGAGTTCTCCAAACAAAGTACCCGCTAAGTCTTTAATCGTCGTCCAGAGAGCTGAGGCAAATGCTTTGATGTTATTCCAGATGGACTCCCACACTGCTTTTATCGACGCCAAAACGCCGCCCAGTGTGTGTAACATTTGATCAAGAATAAGTGTAAAAACAGATTCAATTATCTCCCAGATTCCGCTGAAAATACTCTTGATGCCATCCCAGGCCATGCTCCAGTTGCCTGTAAAAACCCCTGTAATAAAATTCAGGAGACCGTTGAGTGCCCCCATGACACCGTCCAAAACACCAACAGCACAATCCAAGAAATCAAAGAAAGCATCAGAAATCAACTGCAGAGCCGTACCGGCAAGAGGCGCAAGGGTATCAACAACCCATGCTATAAATGGACGAAGCAAGTTTTCCCACAATACCCGGAGCCAGTCGATTATCGTTCCGATAAACTCTCCGATTTTCTGCATAAATGGCTGAATCTCAACCAGAAGATCGGCCAATCTGTCGGCGGCTGATTGCAACACCGGAAGAATGTACGCATTAAACGCATTCAAGAGATGACCAGCTATATCCGAAATACCATTTTTCACACTGGCAATCAGCGGAGAAATATGCGTTTCATATAACTCAACTACCGTATCGACAAACGCAGAAATCAGCTCGCTGATAGCTCCTGTTACTGTCTGAACCACTTCCAGTAAGCCGTCTAAGGCCTCTTTAATCAGGTCGGCATTATCAGTGAATGGGCTTAGAAGCAAATCCAGAATATCGGTTTTGAATGCGAAAGCCAGTTGCGTTGCTCCCATAAAGGCATCCGCATAAATCGCTATAATATCCGCGGTAATCTGTTTGGCCACAGGACTGCGAAAAACCGTAGATACTTCCGCAAGAGCCTTTGCAAAATTTCCGCAAATCGAAGCCATATCCCCACCGATATCAAACATGGCAATCAGGTATTTCTTAATTCTGCCGGAATTTTGCTGCAGGTAAAGGTCAACTCCACCTAGAAGATTATCTGCAATCGTAGCTCCTATACTGGCTACCGAACCGGATGCCTGACCCATCGAATAGGCTAGTTTATTGGCAAAATCAAGAGCGGCTGTCTGCACATCCTTGTCAGAAAAAACATCTTTTATGCTTTTCTTGATAGAATCAATGCTTGCCTGGATGGAATCAAATACCGTTGTGTCGCCGAATGCATCCCAGAAACCAGATGAGAATGAATTTTTCAGCTGATTTAAAAGCTCGGCAATCTTTTTGAGTTTCTCACTCACGATATCCTCATCATCTGGAAGGGTACCCATGTCGAAATCGTCCGCATCGTAGCCACCGCCTCCACCAGAACCGCCAGAGCCTCCGCCCCCACTTTCGCTCGGTGCGCTGATGATATTCAGCTCATCAATTCCCGTAGATACTCCTTTGAGGTCCTTGGCTGCCTTTTTGGCTGCGCCTCCGGCTCCGGATGCGGCCGTCCCTGCCTTATCCGCTGATTTCGCAAGAGACTCCATGCCTGCTGCCGCGGCCGATACTCCACCGCCAGACCCTTTTTTGCCAGTAATAAGCTCAGTAAATGCCCTGAATGCGTTTGCAAGGCTCATCAGCTTTCCGATAATCGTGTTGATCACGTGGATGACCGGAGACAGTACATTGATAAGTCCCTGGCCAATCGTAGCCTTTAAGCTCTCAAACTGCAGCTGCAGAATGCGCACCTGGTTTGCCCAACCGTCCGAAGTTCTGGAAAAGTCTCCTGCTGCCGTTGCCAGCTGATTCTGCACGAACTGATACCGCAGGGCAACCTTCTCCATCTCCGACATGTTTGCAGTAGTCTTACCGAAACCATTGGCTAAAGCATAGCTGTCAAGCGCTGCCTGAGTCATGACGATACCGAGGTCTTTAAGGCTTTCCGTCTCGCCCGTGAATACAGACTTCAACTTTGTGTAAGCCTCATCCTGGCTGATGTTATAAAATGATGCCACATCACCGGACAGGCCGGTCAGAGCCGTAGACATGTCATAGGCTGCCTTTTCCCCGAAGCCAAATGCTTTTGCCATTGCTCCAAAAGTACCTGCAAAGCGTTTTGTCATCGTTTCTGATAAACCAAACTGCTTTGCTGCATTCTGGGCAAACTGGTTGATCTGCCCAGCCATGTGCGGAAAAGTCACATCCACCACGTTCTGGACTTCAGACAAATCAGAGCCAAGCTCAATACAGGACTTGCCAAAATCAACCAGCTTCTTTATGGCAAAGGCCCCAGCGAGGGCAGCACCAATCTTTTTTAAAGCACTTCCAAGTCCACTACTGATTTCTTTAGTAGTTTGTTTCGCTTGATTTCCAATACCTTTTATACTTTTTTTAACATGTTCAGATCCGGAACCACTGTTTCTCTCAATCTCAGCCCAAGCTTTCTTCATAGCCTCAGACTGCTCCATTCCTTGTTTCCGATAAATCCAAGCAATCGAAGCAGCCTTTGACTTCATACTTTTAGTCTGGTCCGCAAGAATAGTATCTATTTTTTTACGGGTTTCATCTACTTCCTTTCCCATTTTCTGGAATTCTTCTCCAGCTTGGTCGCACGACTCTTGGCATCGCTTCCCCATTTTTGAGAATGCGCCCGTAAATCTATCATTTATTTTTTTTCCGACATCCGCAATCTCAGTCTTTATTTTGCCGAGATCAAGAGATATTTCAAAGCGAATAGATCCGTCCGCTGCCATATATTTCACCTGCCTTTGTAGTAAGACAGGCACATCGGCACAGCGTCTTAGATTCTCAGTTCAAATATTTTTCTACACTCTTTGTTCTTGCATTTAAAAAAGATGCCTTTACATACGGCATCCTCTGCTTGATTCGCATTAACCGGATGCCCACAGTAGGGGCACCGGACTTTTTTAGGTTTTATCTTTTCAATCTCAACCACCTCCACATAAAGCGGACATCATCCGTTCCAGTTCCGCCATCTGCTGGTCGTAGTCTTCGGCTGTCATGCGTTCGGCTCTCCTGATTCTCCAGGCATCGTGTATTCGCTTTTGGTCCTTCGTAAAGTGTTTTAGGATATCTTCATCCGTTTCAGACCGGATCGCCACCACTCGCCCAAGCGGAGTATCCGGAGACAAGCCGGACAGAAGGGAGCGGAACTCATCCCAGCTGACCGACTCAAATTCTTTTGTCCGGATTCGTAACCCGTACTGCGTCAGAAAACTGGAAATTATCAAATCCCAGTCCTCAAACAGATCGTAGTACGGGTCAATGCTCCCCCTGTGATACCCCTCCTGTAACCAGAGAAACAGCTTCCTGGATGATGATCACCATATCTCCGAATGAAGGTTTTAATGCTTCAATCTCTTTTTTTGCCTTTTCCGAGAAAATCAGATTGTATGCCTCGAGAATCTCATCGATTCCCGGCTCCTTATTTCCAAGAAGGCTCATAACCTTCAGTAAGGTAGGAGCATCCGCATTTACTTCCAGTTTCTTACCCTTAACTACCAGTGTTGGATTTTCATCAAAGCTCAGTTTATCTGTGATATCTACTACTCTTGCCATTTTTTCTTCCTCCTGTTTATGCTGCTGCCGGTGTAAAAGTTGGTTTACCCTTACATTTGACTTCGAACTCTAATGCATCAACGTTTGTGCTGTCTCCGCCTGCCGGAGTTGTCACGTTAATGATTGCCGTAAAAGATACTTTTGCACCAGACGGCATCTCCCACTCAAATGGAGCAACTACATCGTTACCGGATTTCCACGCAAGACCAGCAATAAAGTCATTACCCGGATCGCCATAAGTACGCTTACCCTGGAAAGAAAAGCTAAGTTTTTTACTAGTCATCATGGCATCGCCCCAGCCTTCTGCCTCCATCGGGTTCCACTCCTCGATCCCGCCCTCGATAGACGGTGCGAAGTTGGTAAGATTCGCAATCACCGTAGTCGCAGATTCACTGTTATCGATACCGACTTTAAATTTATTGTTATTTACCGGATATACTGTTCCTGCTGCCATATATTCGTCCTCACTTTCTTCGATAAATCAAATCCAGCCAAATCACGTATTCATATACCCCATTGTCATCCGTACCAACGTCCTGTGGTTCTGGTACCATTAGTCTCAGATAATCAATGTGGGTTTCTCCTATGTCCAGGCTGGATATGTGTTCAAATTTCTCATACAGCTCATATGCTGCTTTTTCACTCTCTGACTTGCTTCGGTTCCAGTGGACCAAAAGTGAAAGCCGTCTGACTCCGTAGGTGGTGCACTCCAGGCCGCCAAGCGCGATCTCCGGAGGGCCGGAGCCATTTCTCGCATATACACCTATTGACTTCTGCTGTTTGTTGTCCAGCTTCCCGATGTATACATGCTCATCCGTGGTCACTCTAAATGATGCAATCCACTCTCTGATCGCCGCAATTGTCAGCATTACACATCACCCACTTCCTTATAAAATCTCTTGAATGCATTGGGGGCAAAGTCCGCTTTTGCTCCGCCCGGCAGCCAATCCTCATACCATTTTCCTTTTGCATTCGGGTTTTCCTTTGTCTGGAAATTATACTCCGGATGGTAATACAGCCTTCTGGCATATGGTGTGGATGAAACAAGGCTGACTTTACCGGATGATGATTCAGAATAATCCACAAAGGTGCTCTCATTCTGCAGGTTTCCTGTATCAAACGGGAGCACCTGCGCCTGTACAACTTCTGTATGCAGTGCCTCGCCCGTCATCTCCAGTGACTTCACTGCTGCCTGTGTCAGCTCTTTAATACGAGGCATATTTAACTTTACAGTTGATTTAACCTGCATCAGATCACCTCCAGGCTACAGTAATTTACCGTGCCATCCGGGTTCCGGTTCTTACAGCCCTGCTCAATTCGTCTCCCTTCACCAAATACCGTGATGGTTCCCCCACTGAGAGACGGCATCTGCGGTGCGATGTCTCCCGGAAAGAGGGCCGTTCCTGTAATCTGGATCAGCTTTTTCTCAGCTGTCAGAATTGCCTTTGCTTTATCCTGCCAATTACAAAGCAAATCAACATCCAGGGAGTATTTTGGTTCCCCAAGATTGCTGAGTTCTTCTGATTCCAAATGTACGTGCACAGGTGTCTTACAAAGGCGCTTTGGTACTAAGCATGGATATTTCATAGCTTCACCTCGCTAACCGGCAGCACAGGCCTGTCTGACACAGCAGGGAGTATGTATCGCGTTTCATGGCTATGCCCTTATCCGTAAATACGTTCCAGGAGCTGCCGAATTGTGCCGATACTCCGTTAATGCTGTACCCCTGCAGGATGGTGTTGATTTCGTCAGCGTTCTCTGCTTCAAAATCTGCCTGCTGGCATACAACTTCCCGAATTATGTCCTGCTGAAACTGTGTTAGATTAGAAAATCCCTGACCTACAATCCGGTTGTAAGTCAGGGAATCAATGTGGCGGGAGGCCTGGCGGAGAGCTTTTAAAAGCTCATCCTCAGGCACGGTGTTGCCGGCATACTCTGTCAGATAATATTCGGTGGTTACATACGGCTCATAGGCCATAAGATCACCTCCAATCAGGCTCCAAACTCTGCTGTATCCACGTCAACAAATACACTGTCCACCTTATTATCTTTGCCATTCGGGAATACAAACACATCAGACAAGGAACGGTTCTGATACAAATAGCCATCACCTTCCGTATGCGCGCCAGGCTCGAAATAATAGATACTGGAGATTTTCGGAACGGTCTTACAGGTCTGACCGCAGGCAACCAGAACATTAATCTTGTGTGCGCCTGCCTTTGCGGTACCGGAAGCCACTTTTTTCTGCGGCTCAAAACCACCTGCTTCCGGCTCCCAGTCAAATGCATCATAGAATCTCTCATCATCCACAACTTCCATGACTGCCACACCATCAATGTCAGTAACACGGGTCTCGATGCCAATACCGCCCTCTGCGATCTGGGTCAGTTCAATCTTTCTGGTAAACTCTGTGGACTGCTCCAGCGCATCCATGATAGCACTGGAAACATACATCACAAGGCTTCCATTTGCTTTGTATCTTCTCAGCTTGCCTTTTGCCAGGATATCTTTCAACATTCCGAAGACCTTTGCTTTAGTATAGGCCGCAATCGCAGTAGTAGAATGATAACCCTCTTCTTTCTGAGCTGCCTGAGCAACCTTAGAGAAGAACAGTGCATCCGTCTCCGGCACTACCTGAGTCTGTTCAAAGGTTCTGGAGATATTCTGGATAGATGCTGTTGCGTTCGTCTCATCCACATCCGCTTTATCTACCAGGAAGGAAATATCGCGGTCATGAGTAACTGTAAACGGCACATCTTTCTGCACGTAATTACCTTTATTCCATCCGCCATTGCGATTATGATTCTTGTATCCGGATGTGGACATCTGGGTAAAATGGAAGGTTTTGGCATCCAGCCATCTTACGTTAGTAGTTACAAATGGGGACGTTAATGCTCCCTGCATAAGGATTTCTAAAAGTTCCGGCTCCCATACCTGGGCATAGTTTAAATTCGGCATATATTCACCTTATCCTTTCTTAGTTGTTGAAGCGGTTCCAACGTTTAGTCGGTACGCTCGCCTGCGGTGTCTGTGTTCCTGGCTGAGGCTCTCCGATGGTTCCACTAGATGCCCCAACTTGCACGAAACCCGTAGCCCCTGCCTGAGGTTTCAGTCCTGGAACGTCTTCCAGAACCTTATTGATGGCAGCTTTTAAAGCCTCACCGTTGATTTTTCCATCCTGCCCGATAACCTGGCTCAGATCTGCCATTTTCAGGACATATGGAATCGTTTTAGAATCAATCCCCAGTTCAACTGCCGCCAGCACTCCGGCACTCTGAATCTGGGCCTCCTGAGCCGCTGTCTGCGCCTTAGCAAGCTGTGACTGCATAGCACCTACATCTGGCTGATTCTTTGCTTTCTCAGCCTTAAAAGCTGCGATTGCCTGTTCAACCTCCTCCTGGCTAAGCCCCTGCTGTTTAAAATAGGCTTTCAATGCCGTATCTTCCTTAGCAGCCAGAGTACCATCCAACATCTGCTGAATCTTTCCATAGTCAATTGTCGGCGGTGTCGGCTGTGGTTCTGGCGGTGTTGGCTGTGGCTCCGGTGGTGTCGGATTACCAGGTTCAGCAAAAAGCTGTAAGTTCATCGGGAATTTCTTTCTCATGTCTTCGTGCTCCTTTCCATTTATGAGAGTGTCTCTCTTGTTACCTGTCCATTTTCATCGGTGTCACCGGCCGCGCAGAGTTTAGAGCCATACTCGCGTTTGGGCATAAAAATAACACCCAGATCCTGCCTGCGTGTTAATAACTCAATGACTTTCTATATCTTTTTTTAGAGCAACTTCAATAAAGCCTGCAGCTGTGGTTCCGTAACAGCAGTATTTCCAATGGTCAGTTTCTTGGTATATATACTCCTCCATTCGGCAGTGGATTTTCCTAAATCAACCATGTTGTCCTTATAGGGTTCAAGGTTTCCAAACATAGAACTTCCTCCACGGCTCACCAATGTTCCTTCAATACCACCCACCAATCCAGTTATTGCAACTTGGGTAAGCGCACACCATGTATTTGATGCCGGTGTAAATGTTATGCGTATGCCGTGTTGCGAACTCTGACCACCTACATTGCCTAGATAAAGCGTATTTACTATATGTTGAGCTTGAACGTTATTACTTTCTGTTACGAATACCCAACCAGAGACATCATCGCGTTTCTCAACCTTGATATACTTCGCATTCTGCCCAAACGCTCGCCAATACAATGAAAGTCCGTTTTCATATCTGATGCTATCTGGGAATTCGATTTCAAGTGTAACAAGCGAGTTTGAAAGGTCGATGCTCGTATAATACCTATTTGTGTCAGTTGACGCAAGTTTCCATGTTCCAGTTTCATCATTGAGTGGCATTACATTTGTATTTTCAACAAGTGCTTTAAACCAATAATATTTTCCTGTCGTCCCTCCATTTAAAAAATAGCGTACATACGCCCCTACAGGATATGTTTTTGTAGAGTCCCAATTAACATAGTCGGGATTTACCCATACGGACGGCTGGCAGAAATTTATATATGTCGTACTTGAACCATCGAATAAATTCTTTACTGCATTTTCAGTAACTTCAAGTTTATATCCATCAATCAATACTTTGACTGTTCCACCGCGCATAGTATTAAAGCCTTCTCCGTTGATCGCAGGATTGATGGATACAGCACTTCCATTATTTATGATGCTGTTTATACCACCAGTAAGTACAGACGCGTCCAGTGTTGTTTTATTTGGGTTATATGGCGTATATCCAAGTGCCTTAACAATCGCCGCACTTGTAATACTGGCATCCTTGCCATTTTCTCCATCCTTTACATCGAATGACTTGCTCCCAGCTGCATCCGTAATCGTAATACGATGTCCACCGGTAATGCTGCCAATACTCAGAGTAGGACTTACACCATCTTTTCCAGGCTCGCCTGTTTCTCCTTTGGGGCCAGCTTCCCCAGGTTTACCCTGTGGACCAGTCTCTCCAACATCACCCTTTTCTCCAGCATCTCCCTTCTCCCCACGCGGTCCCTGTGGCCCAATGTTTCCAGCTGCGCCTGCATCTCCTTTATCTCCCTTATCTCCTTTCGGTCCTATCGCGCCCACGTCGCCTTTAGGTCCAGCCGGGCCAGTTTCTCCAGTATCCCCTTTTATTCCCTGTTCCCCCATAGGCCCCTGTTCTCCTGTTGGTCCTTGCACCGGGATACCGGTATCAATATATCCTTTTACCCCTTCATCGTACTGCCACCACGTTCCGCCCTGTATGAATGGAGAATACCCTTTTTGGTAAATAACTGGCTGTGTATTTCTCACATTCTTTGCAGGACCAGAAGCAGTTATTTTGGCGAGTTTCATGACTGACCACCTCCCAACTCAAACACGGTCTCGTCTTTTCTCTTCCGAATACGTATCGGGATAATCTCAAAGAACTCTATTATCCCGTTTGAAACCAGCTTTATTTCCAGTTTTACATAGTCGCTGTCGATTGCGATCGTTTCTTCCTGGGATAATGGAAGCTGGATCTCATCATTTTCCATCACTGCTGATTTTTCATCCCACCGCTTATATTCTTTCTGATCCCCATATAAAACCGCACTGATCTGTTCTATATTCGCTATATTCTCATCAAATTCAAGAATGATGGGTTTGTTATCTCCCTGGATCAAACATTCCAAATGATGCACCTCCACTTCTCTAGGATACAAAAATACCACCGGCCTACTGACTGGTGGTATTAGATCAATGTTTATATTTACTTCCAATTGAGAGGTCTCCCTCGCTTTTTCCACTCATCATACGTTGCTTCTCGCGGAAGTATCCCAAACTGCTTCATGACATCAAAACTGCTTCTTGCATTTTTTTCTTTTTCTTCTTCGGAAAGTTGTTGCGGATGAATGAAGTGTTCTTTCTCTTCATCTGTCATTTTCATTTTTTCTTCTTCTGTAAAATGAATTTCGCTCAAGTCCATTCGAAGTTTAAAACATTCTTCACTGGAAAGCTCTTTTCCTCTTCGCTGCTGTTCCTGTTTTGGCAACAACAACCACTCCCTTGCTGTCAACGACATCCTACCCCTCCTGTAACAGAATGTACCACTTTCCATCTTGGTTTATTTTATTTTTTACCACGAAAGTGCTTTTACGTTCATACAGTACTTCTCTTTCATCTAAACCAATTGAGCTGATATCTCTTCCTCTTCGCGAATTTTCAATGTAAATTTTTACCTTTGCATTATCATTATAACCTTCGCTTTTCGCTGTGCTCCAGTACTGCGGAATTTCAATAGTTTCCCCAGGAACAAATTTAGATACAAATTCAAGTTCCAGGTCAGCAGTGTCTGGATAATCAGAAAAGTCAACCGTTCGTATCAATGTTCCCTCATACTTCGGTACTTTTTTCAAAGCATTATCTAAATCTGATATGAATTGCTGCTGTTCCAGAGTCAAGTCTTCCACACTTCTCATTCTTCTCAATGCATCATTGATTGTAAATGAGTCAAAGCTCTTATATGATAAAATCGCTCTCTGATCATTTAATGATAATTCCATTGTACCATTCTTTGAATCTTTTGCAATGTCTTTCCACTCATTCCTCTTTACTGCGTAGGCATTCTTGTTCTCTGGATCCAGTGAATATCTGGCCAACCGATCATACTTCTCGGCCTGACGCTGTGCATACTGCTGTCTGGCTTCCCGTTTTGCCTGCAGACCAACCTTTTTCAGTTCATCCTCTGTCCAGGTATCATCTGCAGTGGAAATGCCAGGAAAATATGTAGTGTGCGAATCCTTACATCGTGGATGATAAAGCCCTTTGCTGATGGCATAGCTCATCAGAGGATATTTCTTCCCGGTCTCCGGATCCACACCATCCTTGCTGCCACCGCTCCACACATCATCAATCAGCACCTTGCCGACAAAGGGCAGGCACTTCGGACACGGGTTTCCACGCTTTGCCATGATAACAGTGGCAACGCCCCACTCCTGCCGTTTCTCGCCCTCTCCCTGCAGGTATGCCCGCTTGCTGGCCGTCCTGATCGCCATATCAGCATAATCAGAGAGTGTGTGGCGTGCACCGTTGGCGTACATCACACAATTAAGGCCACGGGACAGCATGTCCTTCGTAGCCATATCAACAGCCTTTTCGTATGTGCCTGCTCCGGTATTGGCATACACCTGCGCGTTGAATATGGCTTTGCGGTAATCATCGTTGGCCTTGCGGAGCACTGCTGTTTCCACAGCTTCCATATCGTGCGTAGTGGCTTCGATCAGCGCATCCAACTTCCGGTCATTCAGCTTAAAGAACTCTGCCGTCATTGCATCATGCGCCGGTGTCCCGTTCCTGCCGTGGGTCTTCCATCCTTTCCTGATAGCCTGCAAGATTCTGATTTCCTGCTTCATATTGCCTTTCATGCGTGCCTGGCGGATCAGATGCTCAATCTGGCTATTGATGCTTTTAAACTGCTTTTGGTACTTCTTCTGGTTCTTCCGCTTGTACTTTTCCAGGGCTTTCAGCTGTTCCACCTGCCACATGGACCAGTTGTAACCTTCCTTGGTCTCTTCCGCCCTGTGCCGATCCATATTCCGGATCATGGATGCAATCAGTTCGTTTTCGATGCGCCGGAAGGCCTCAGCAAGATCGTACTCATCAGGTTGCACTCATCAGCGCCCCTTCCATAGCATCCTGTCCTGCAGGCTGCAGTATCTGGCCGTCGTTTGAGAGTACCTTGAATCCCTGTGCCTTGAATCCGCGAATCAGCTTTTTTAACTGGCTCATGCTCTTGCATTTGTCATTCCGGAGTTCCGCGTATCCTTTTTTCTCGATAGCATACACGCCAAACGGTACCTGATCACTTGCCATCTTTAACAGCCCTTGGTACTCCTCCTGGCTCATTCTGTACACTCGGTTCATCACCTTCACCTGCATCTCCGTCACCTCCCAGATTAACATTAAAAAGCCCGGCAGCCATATTAACTCCCGGTTCTTCTACCTCTGCAATTCCCTGTTCCGCTTTCAGTCGGGCGATTTCCTCCTGTTTCCACTGCTCATCCCTGGAATCACCGTAAAGTTCTTCCACCTGGGCTTCTACGCTCATCAGTGCCACACCAGGCCGTGCCTTCGCCATCGTTTCCACCTGACTTTCAAAGGACGGATTTGCATACTCTCCAAACGGAATATCTACCTTTACATCTTCCACCGGCTGTCTGATCAGAATGTTGTAAGCATTAATCGCAGCGCTTACCACCTTCGGAAGTGTTTCCTGCAAAGCTTCCACAATCGCGTTTCTGGTATACAGCGTGGTCTTTTCCTTTTCTCTCTGCGCCTCTGCATTATCCAATTTCTTCGTGTCGATGCCAAGAGTGCTTGGACTGATGATGCCCTGCAGGCACAGATCCAGCGCCGTCACATAAGATGCCAGGTAACCGTCATGTGGGATAACCGGTTGATCGGTCTGTACTTTATTTTCTCCCTTTTCATCCATGTTGTTATCTCCGGCGAAGAAACGGTTATCAAATGGATTCGGCCTCATTGGCTCACCAGTCATCGGGTCTTTGGGTACCAGGCAGTCCGGCACATACGTTCTTGCCCTGCCTGCCCGAACCGCATCCATCCACTGGGACCACACTTCATCAAAGGCATCAAAGTTATCTAGCTTACCGTCATAGATGGATCCGCCGCGGTCCTCATACTTCGCGGACTCATACACATGAATCGGTACAGCCAGGATGGTCTTCTCATCAAACCGCCAGTCCTGCAGGTCTTTAGTCTGATCCAGAACCTTCAGATCCACCAGTTTTTCATCCAAATACAGCTCGTTGATGATGTATCCGCATCCGTAACGCTCATTGAGCACGTACCGTTTTCCTTTTGCATTGTACGGCGTCTTAAAAATTACCTCCCGCAACCGATCACGCTGATAAACCGTCTCAACCCGGTCTCCCGGATACCATTCCAGGATTGGATACTCGCTCACCATCGTGTCGATCGTCACTTTGAAAGCTCCATCCCCAATGTACAGGATTTCTTTCAGCGCCTTTTCCATCTTTTTTCTGAATCCGTTCTGCTCCTCGATGGCTTCCCATATCTTACCCTGCTTACCACTGTCGAAATCGAAGTCATTCATGTCTGACAGCACAATAGCAACCAGCACCTTAACGATTAACTGGGGCAAGCCTGTGTGAATCTTGCGCATCTCAATGCCAGGCGTGCTCTTGCTGGCCCAGAATTTGTATTTATCAGCATAATCCTTCAGAGTTCCGTAAAGCTGTTCCAGTTCATTGCCGTCACCACGATACCAGATCCGGTTGCGGATGGCATTGGTCTCAAAGTCCATCATCTCCCTGATCTGGATGCTGTACGGCGCCGCTGAATCTATCTGCAGCCAGCTTTTTACGCCTCGGCGAATATTGTCGCCCATCTTTTCCAGCCACCTCATTTCTGCTTATCCTCCTCAAAACCTATCATGGACCGGTACGGGATCCATGCGTACTGATTTGCGTTTATCGTATGGTCGTTCCGGTCTTCCGGCTCGTCCTTATCTTCCTTCCAGCTGTACTTGTCAAGCTCGGCCAGATGCTCCGGGCACTCGTCAACCACCAGATAGCAGCCCTGCTGGATCCAGCCAAGCTGCAGCTTGATTCGGTCCAGAATAGTCAATTTCTTATACGCATCCCAGAAATTGTAAAGACAGCTATGCAGCCGCTTATACTTTTTCAGCTCCGTCATAGTTGCCTGGTCGGCATTGTCTACATAGACATCCTTGGCAAAGCCCCACTTCTTCCGGCACTGCTCCAGAAAATCAATGAGTTTTACCACCGTGTCACTTGGCGCAATCGGATTTTCCAGGTCTGCGTTGTTGTAAACCTTCTCAGCCAGCGTGATCAGACGTCGGTCCGTTGTAATGCCCTGGAAAAGCATCGCGATCGTATCCGGAGACTTACTGGAATATGCCGTATCCATTCCGCAGGTAAACTTCTTCCACTGGATCCGTCCCGCTTCCACTTCTGATCTCACCCATGCCGCAGTAACAACATGCTTTTTCCGGTCAAAGTTTGGAAACACCAGGCCGGTTGCCTTACCACGCAGCCCCAGGATCTTGTTCTTCCAGATTTTCGTTCCTTTCGGAGTGTTTGCCAGGATCTTATCCAGTTTCTCTTTCGGAAGTCCCAGGTTATGCACAAAAGAAAAGAACCAATGCACCCAGCCGGGCTTTGGTTCCTCTCTCAGTTCATCTTTAATTTCCTGTGGTGTCTCTGCTTCCCACTCTGGAAGCGGTCTGCTGCAGTTGATGTACTCCTTGTACACATCCAGTGACGGATCGTCTGGATTGAGTGTAGCCATTAAGTAGTCGCATCTCATGGCAGCCTCACGGACAAAGTCAATGTCCGCGGTGTTAATCTCATCGATATACAGGCAACCATACTGACCGCCAAGGGCCTTCTGCCACTTTTTCTTGTCTCCGTAACCCATCACATAAATGACCTTGTCGCCGCCCGACGTGCGGAACAGGATGTGCGGGATCTTGTCGTCCTTGGTTCCGTTGCCGTTGTACTCAACCAGTACCCCAAAATCATCCACGATGCCCAGGTCTTTGTTGATGATGTTCTTTTCCGCGGTTCCGGTGTCCTTGGCCGCGATGATGTGCAGCTTCTTCGGTGACTCCGCCACCTTAAGCATAAACTTAAACAGCCCTACCGTAGTCTTTCCGGCAGCAGTAGTCCCCTCCAGGAACTCCACCGGAGCGTCGCATCGAAGGAAGGCTTTGTATTTCTCCGACAGAAGTAAACGCTCCGCGCTCACTATCCACCACCTCGCATCTGCTGCAGGATGTCGTCCAGCTTATTCTTCTCCTCGTCCAGGCCGGAGACCTCCAGCTTGTCCTTAAACATGCCAAGATGGCGCCCCAGAAGCTCCAGAGCCTTCTCCTTGTCATTCAGCTTCAGCTCAATACCGAACTTGCCCTCTTTAATCCCGGCAATAGCCCTGATCTGGCTCTCCGTCAGATCTGCTGTATCCGTCAGGACCACATTGCCATTTACAATTTGGGCGAAATCCGTAGCTTTCGTAAAGGCAATAGCAGCCAGTTCCTCGATTACCCTGTCCTGGGTAACCTCGGTCCGTTTCTGCCGTTCCTGCATGCGCTCAGAAATGTAGGCGGCAACCTTAACATTTCTTAACAGCCTGGCAGCTGCAGCCGCAGCCACCTCATCATTTTTAACCCGTGGATATGCGACCTTGTAAGCCCGGGTGGCATTCAGGTCGATCAGGTATTCATCCGCAAAAATCTTCTGTTTTTCTGTCACTCGTGCCCACCTCTCTTTCTAAAATACGATCCCACCGACACCATAGGAGACAGCCTGGCGCTGCCTCTCGGAGGTGTTGCTTGCTGGTGCCGTGTGCGCCGCATGAAAATTGACATAACAAAAAGCACCTATCTTTCGACAGGTGCCCTCGGGAGAAAATCAATTATGGTCATGAAACCATCGGGGCGGAAGGAATTGAACCCTCGACATGCTGGATATAAGCCAGCTGCTCTAACCGACTGAGCTACGCCCCAGGGGTTCCCCGCCGGGGTCACTGTCCAGCGGGGATTGACGTACATACGGAGGAGTATTCAACGCTCTTGCAAGCGTGTCCGTTGAAGCTGTCAGCTATAAGCCTTTAGCTTCATGATACACTATACCACTTTAATTCGTGACATGTGTGACATTCGTGACAAAATTCATTTTTATCCCATAAATCTCGAATACTCTTTTTTCATGCTGATTTCAGTCGCCCCGCGCCCCATGCGTATAGCTACCTGCTCCCATGTCATTCCTTCAAAAATCCGATATCGGATAATACGCTGCATCCGCACCGGAATCGTATTGATCCACACTTCCACGTCCTGTTTAATCCGCGCCGCATTCCGCAGGCGCTCTTTTAACACTTCTTCCAGACGATCCTCTGCACCTGGCTCTTGCATTGATGCATACGCAAGTCCCTCAATCCGATACGTCTGCATCGTATATGGAAAATCATGTGATGAGCCTTTGACAACATCCTGCTCTTGCCGTTTTTTTGCTCTCCTAATCTTTTCCAGCTCTGCTTTTGTCTCCTTGACCTGGGCGCAGGCATCTATGTACTGCTCCAATATCCGTTTGTCCAACGGTACCACCTCCCTCTATTATCCTTTCCCAATTGAGTTATCGAGTTAAGCCAACTCATAATTGAGTTATTAACTCGTCAGTTAAATTTCGACATTCACCGTATCTCCTACCATTCAAGCGAATCAAAGTTTTTGCTCAGCTTTTCCTGCTGTCTGTCTAATTTTTCAAAGTTTTCCTGTTGCTGCATAAATTCCCGTAAACTTTTCGGTTTTTGCCTGGATGTACTTTGTTCCATTTCATTGAGCAGCCTGTCACTTTTCTCCTTAAACAGTGCCACACATAAGTTTCTTGTCGCTCTTTCACTCAGGCAGCTCTTATGAAAAAGTGCGTTCAAAATTTCCTCTTTGGTAAATGTCTTTACAAATTCCTCTGCTTTCAAGTTCTCACCCCCATAACTCCTATGCAAATCTCAACTGCCCGCCAGCATCCTCACCTAGGCGATCCGCGCGGCAGTTTGGCAGCCTCTTCGCAACGCATAACTCTTTCAGATTCGCCCGCACCAGTGCCGTAGGTATTGGCGGACACACAGCGTTCCCGCAGCGCCGCACCTGCTCCGCTCTCGGATAAGGCTTCCCGTCGCAATCCCGGTCGATGATGTAGTCGTCCGGAAATCCCTGGCAGCCGTACAGCTCTTTCGGTTCCAGCATCCGCAGTCCGATATCCACAATCTGATATTCAGTGCCATATATGGTTACCAGCCCGAAACGATCCTGCGCTGTGATAGTATCAAGCGGCGCTTTTATATCCTGCCCGGTACCAGTGCCGTAATACTTAGTCAAAAACGCCCGTACCTCTCCAAAATGCCCCGGGGAGGTCGTCACTGTATGTAATGGCTCCCTTATATCTTGTCCGGTACCGCTCTTATAGAATTTGCTGATAAACGATGTAACAAGACCGTATCTGTTCGAACTATCCACCGTCATAAGTGGCTCTTTCATTCCTTGACCGCGTGTTTCATTTTGCATCGTTTCCGAATGGTACTGAATCAATATCGGCGCAGCCACAAAATTTCGATTTCCGGTTGTTATTGTCGGGAGCGGACTTCTTATATCTTTTCCGACATTATTTTCGTTGTTGCACATAATACACGGTGCCAGCGTTGCCTCCACAAGTCGATTGTGATCGACCGTCGTAATAGTATCTATCGGATCGTTTACTCTACTCCCCGCGCCGGAATAGTTCCCGCCATATGCTTTGTCAATAATCGGGGCAAGTTTTGGCTCAACGACTCCAAAACCATGCTTTCCGGTAATTGTCGGCATTGGCTGCCGGATATCCCCCG